GCCTTAGATATATTAACTAGAATATCTAGTGAAGAAAACAAGCTTAAAGAAGCAAAAAATAATGTATCTAGTCAAGAACCTGTGAACTTAGATGATCAATTTAACCAAGTGTTTGCAAACCAAATTCAACCTCCAGCCCCATCTCAAGAAGCTCAAGATTGGATTTCTAAACAAGATTTTTGGGAGTTAAGATACACTACTAATCAAAATGAACTTAGAAAATACGGTCACGATGGGCCTACAGGGTATGTTCCAGCAAATGCAGAAACAGAAAAAGCTATGGACATTCATTTGGAATTGATGTCTAATGAAAATACTCACCCTGATTTTAATCCACAAAATTATTATTCAGAGTTAGATAAAAGAGTTCAAAAAGAAATTTATGGACAAAGAACACAAAAAAATGCGACACAAAAAGTTGCATCAGCTAACAGAGCAGAATCTAAGGGTGGCGGTAAAAGACAAGTTCGTTTAACGCCTTCTGAGGTTCAAATGGCTAAAAAATTAAACGTACCACTTGAAGAGTACGCAAGATATAAGAGGCAATAGAAAAATGGTAGAAAAAACAGATTCAAACAACAGAACTCCTCGTTCTGCAAACACACGAGCCGATAGTGAGACTCGCAAAAGATGGCGTCCCCCATCAATGTTAGAAACACCACCAGCCCCTGAAGGTTATACTTATAGGTGGATTAGGGCTGAAATCGTTGGTCAAGAAGATAAAAAGAATGTAATGTCTAGATTGCGTGAAGGTTTTGAACTTGTACGCAGAGAAGAGATTGGAGACTTTGAGCTTCCGACTATGGACGATGGTAAGCACGCAGGTGTTATTGCTGTGGGTGGACTGCTTTTGGCAAAGATTCCAAATGAGATACGCGAAGAAAGAAACGCTTATTTTTCTAACCGCGCCCAAATGCAACAAGAAGCAATTGATAATGATTTGATGAAGGAATCTGACCCATCTTCTCCGATTTTAAATCCTAAGAGAAGTTCAAGCGTTACTTTTGGTGGTGGTGAAAGATCTTAATCTTTTTCTACTTAAAAATATTTTTAACAATATAGGTAATAAAAATGGCAAATAAAGATGCTTCATTCGGTATGAAACCTGTTAAAAAACTAAGTGGTGCTCCTTTATCTGGTGGAACAAACAGATATAGAATCGCTGCAAACTATGGAACCAGTATCTTCACAGGAGATATGGTCATGCAAGTTACTGGTGGGGGTATAGAAATCCACGCTGATGGCGGCACCGTTCCTATAGTTGGAGTTTTTCAAGGGTGTCAATACACCGATCCTACAACAAGCGAACAAGTCTTTAGCGCTCACTATCCAGCGAGCACCAATGCTTCAGACATTATCGCTTTTGTAATTGACGATCCTGATGTTGTGTATGAAATCCAAGCTGATGATACTTTCCCAGTTGCTGACTTGTTCGGTAACTTTGATATTGTTTATACAAACAGTTCAAGTACTATCACTGGACAATCAGGCGCAGAATTAGACGTCACCACAGGGGCTACAGCTACTACGTTGCCGTTGAAAGCAATTGATATATCAGAAGATCCTGATAATTCAGATGTTGGTTCAGCGAATACTAATGTGCTTGTAGTAATTCAAAATCACATAATGGGCGTCAAAGGCGCTGGCTTAGCTTAAGAGGTATAAATCATGGCAATTAACAGAGCTCAATTAGCGAAAGAATTGGAACCAGGATTAAATGCACTCTTTGGCATGGAATACAACCGTTACGATTCTGAACACGAAGAAATATTCGAGACTGAAACTTCAGACAGAGCGTTTGAAGAAGAAGTAATGATCGTTGGTTTCGGCAGTGCACCAACAAAAGCTGAAGGTGCAGGTGTATCATTTGATAACTCAACTGAGGGTTATACATCTCGTTACACACACGAAACCATATCACTTGCTTTCTCTCTAACTGAAGAGGCAGTCGAGGATAACTTATACGATAGACTTGGTTCAAGGTACACAAAAGCCTTAGCTAGATCTATGGCGAACACGAAGCAAATTAAAGCTGCTTCAGTTCTAAATAATGCGTTTTCAACAGACTTTAATGGTGGAGACGGCAAACCACTTATTGCTACAGATCACCCTCTTGGTGGTGGTGGCACACTAAGTAACAGGCCTTCTTCATTCACTGATCTGAATGAAACTTCTTTGGAAGATGCACTTATCTCTATCTCAACATTTGTTGACGACAGAAACTTAACCATTGCTTTGCAAGGGCAAAAATTAATTATCCCACCTGCATTGCAATTTGTTGCTGATAGACTTATGAGCAGTCCTGGAAGAGTTGGAACATCTGACAACGACATCAACTCAATAAGAAATCAAGGTATGCTACCTCAAGGATATGTGGTCAACCACTACTTGACAGATACTGACGCTTTCTTCATTAAGACTGATTGTCCAGATGGCTTCAAGCATTTTGAAAGAAGTCCTATGCAAACTTCATTAGAAGGTGACTTCGACACAGGTAATATGCGTTATAAAGCTAGAGAGAGATATTCATTTGGTTTCTCTAACTATAGATGCGTGTTTGGTTCTCAGGGTGCATAACCTAGAGACTCCTCTGTATAAGGGAGCTTCGGCTCCCTTTCTTTTTTCTAGTATTTAACATACAATTAATTAAACCGAGATTAACAAGTCGCATCAACTGGCTCGGCAGACTTACTCCAAAGATGATGTGGCAAATTTAGTTAGGAGACAAAATGGCTAAATCAACTTTTTCAGGACCAGTTAGATCCTTATCTGGTTTTATTTCATCGGGTAATGCTAGTGTCGTTAGTTTAACGGCTGATACTACTTTGACTGTCGATGCTCATGCAGGAAAAATATTACTTTGTAATGATGCAGATGGTAAATTTACTTTACCAAGTATTGTTGCTACTGCACCAGGCAGCGACGATGACCCAAATCAATTAAATAATCTAGGCTCTAGTTTTACTTTTGTCATTGAAACAGCAGCAACTGATATGGACATCTTAACCGATGGTACAGATAAGTTTGTTGGTGGTCTATATATAGGTAAAGATAACGCAAGTGGTAAAGTATTTATATCAGGCGCATCAAATGATGTAGTTACTTTTAATGGTTCAACAAAAGGTGGACTTGTAGGTTCTGTTATCAGATGTACTGCTATGGCATCTGCCAAATACAATATTGAAGGTATAGTATTAGGTTCAGGAACCATAGTGACTCCATTTGCTGACGCTTAATATTAGGAGTTAAATATGGCTGATACAGTTACATCCCAAACTATTCAAGATGATGATAGAAATGCCATACTTAAATTTACTAATGTATCTGATGGAACAGGCGAAAGTGCAGTTAAAAAAGTTGATGTTTCAGCTTTAGCTAAAAACAGTCTTGGGCAAACTTGTACTAAAGTATCTGTTTTAAGGATATATTGGGCTTGTAGAGGTATGGGTGTCAATATTGAATTTGATGCTACCAGTAATGTGTTAATAACAGGTTTACCTGGAGATAGCACAGGCGACGAATATTATGATCGTTTTGGTGGTATACCTAATAACGCTGGTAGTGGTGTTACAGGCGATATTGATATTACAACTATAGGTCATTCTAGTGGTGATACATATTCAATTATCTTAGAACTAATTAAGAAATACGATTAAGAGGCATATGGTTAGAAAAAAAACCAAAATGCCACCTCGTAATAAAAAGAATTTTAGACCCACTAAAAAAGGCGCTGGCATGACAAAGGCTGGCGTCAAGGCCTATCGTAAATTAAATCCAGGATCAAAACTAAAAACTGCTGTGACTGGCAAAGTTAAGAAAGGCAGTAAAGCAGCAAAGCGCAGAAAATCTTTTTGCGCTAGATCAGCAGGTCAGATGAAAAAATTTCCAAAAGCTGCTAAAGATCCTAATTCTAGATTAAGACAAGCAAGGAGACGTTGGAAATGTTAAGAAAAATTAAAAAAGTATCGTCACAACTAAACAAAGCATCTAAGATGCACAAAAAACAATCTAATGTTTTAAAAAAATTAGTAAAAGATGCCAAGAAAAAAAGACCCCAAAAAAGGAACAGGAAAAAAACCAAAAGGTAGCGGTCGTCGTCTATATACTGACGAAAACCCTAAAGATACTGTATCAATAAAATATGCGACTTTGCAGGACGCAAGAGATACAGTTGCTAAAGTAAAAAGAATAAGTAAACCTTTTGCTAGAAAAATACAAATATTAACAGTTGGTGAGCAAAGGTCTAAATATGGTGGTAAACCTAGACAAGCAGAAATATTTAGACGCGGCAAAGATGCAATTAGGAAAAAATTTGGTAGAATTAAATAATGGCAAAAAAAGTAAAGAGCGGCGGAAAAATTTGTCCAGAAGGTAAAGCTTGGGCAAAACGCACATTTGATACATATCCCAGCGCATATGCAAATATGGCGGCATCTAAATATTGCAAAGATCCAAACTATGCTAAAGGTTCTAAAAAGAAAAAAAGAGTTAAAAAAGCAAACGGCGGATTAGTATTTAACATACGCGGACAAGGCGCGATTATGAAAGATAAGCTAAGATAATGGGACAACTAGCAGAGTGGCGTAAACAAAATTGGGTCAGGATTGGTACAGATGGATCAATAAAAGGCCCATGTGGTACTAGCAAAAATAAAAAAAATCCTGATCGCTGTTTACCAGCAGCTAAAGCAAGAAGTTTATCTAAAGCCGAAAGAGCTAAAACAGCTAGAAAGAAGAAAAGGGCTGGAGCAAAAGGTAAGACGGTGGTTGCTAATACAAAAAAAGCAAGAGTAAGTATGAGCACAGGTGGCTCCCCAAAAAAAATTAGCTTTATAGCTAGAGGGTGTGGTAAAGTGATGAATAATCGTAGGAAAAAAACTACTATTTCTTAGGGTGTAATTATGTTTAAAAAAACAAAAGGATATGGCAAAGGCGGCAAAAAAGGCGGCATGAGAAAAATGATGTCTAAAGGCGATGTAGCTGGAGGCATGAGAAAGAAAATGTCAAAAGGAGATGTAGCTGGGGGCATGAGAAAGATGATGTCAAAAGGTAATGTGGCTGGAGGCATGAAAAAATTTGCTAAAGGTGGCAAGGCATCAAAAGGATATGCGAAGGGCGGTAAAGCATCAAAAGGTTATCAAAAAGGCGGTAAAGTTAAAGGGTATAAAAGAGGCGGAAAAGCCAGTAGATAGTGCCATATTTATACAGCAACATTCCTTACTTTAAATGTTGGGTAAGGAGAGAATACACCCACAATCACGATAAATATCATGGTGAATTTTTACACGCTATGGCGGTTGGAGTTACAACTATGCCTAACAGATGCCTTGGCTTTCATGTAATTTTTACTGGTTGCGAAGCAGAGGGTGAGCCTGAAGATAATGTTCATGGTGGTGCTATGTGGGCTCGGATGCCTATAACAGCTTTAGTTGGCGATACTCCTTTTGAAGAATGGCCAATACCGATGGAAGTTTATGACGCTCAGCCTTGGGATTGCTCATCAC